ATGTTGGCGTTGCTTTTACTTGTCCTGCCATGTTATATTATTTTAAATTATTATTACGTTTTTTTTATACTCTTAATTCTGAGTCCTCGGCTTGATGGCTGAGAAACAGATTTAACTTGAAAACCTGATTTGACAGAAACCTCTGGTGCACTACGCTCACTCATGTTTACATTTTTTGTTTTGCGCATTACATCGTCAGTAGCCTGTGATTTACCTTGTTCGTAAAAGAACTGAGCAAACTTCTCAGGATTCATTGCAATTGCTAAAGAGCGGTGATAACCCTCTGCATCTTTTAAATACCCATTAGAATCCAAAAATTTATTTACAAAATTTAATGGTGTCTCTTGAGCTTTTTTAAGTTCAGAAGCACTGCCTGGAGTATAAACGACTTGATCTTCACCTATCTTGAATTTAAAACCTTTAAACTCGGTGTTAAAAACTTCATCGCTTTTTTTTACAAACCATTGTCTTTTATGGTTTGCTTGCTCCTCTTGAGTTTTAGCTGTCTCAAGGTATTGCCTATATTCAATAAGTTCATCGTTATTAGCAGTGGCAGAACTTTCCCTTGACTCAAGGGGCTGTTTGTATTGTTCCTGCTGTTGTTTTAGAAACCTTTTTGCTTTGGCAATTTCTTTTTTCTTTGCTAGTTTTATTTTTTTGATTTCAGTTGGTTCATGAATTTCTTCATCAAACACAAAATCTTCCATCAATAAATCTATATCTTCAGAGTCTAAACCTTCTTCAGTTATAGAATAATATTCTCGTAGCAAAGCATCTGGACTTAAATCAGTGTAATCTCTTTGCAGTTTTGCAAAGTCATTAAACCCACGTCCAGTTTCTTTTTTATATTTGAGGTAAGCAGCAACGTCTTCAGGAAGCGGTTCGCTTTCCTCACGTTCACTAACCAACTCATCAATTGAATTGATTTCCTTACCATATCTTTTTCCAATATATGAAAGAACTTCATTTTCATCAAGTTCAGGTGGATTTTCCATTTGAGGTGGTTGCTCTTCAACAACCTGCTCTACAGGTTTTTCCTCCTGCTCAATATCATTTACTTCTTTTACTTCAACTTCCGGCTCTGGTTGTTCTTCAACCTTAACTTCAGTCGTTTCGACTTGCTCAGTTTGTGACTGAGTTTTCTCCTCATGCTTGTCAAGGAGTTCTTGCTCTATTTCTTGAGACGACTTTTCTTCAGTCGTTACTTCTCTTACTTTAATATCCATTTGATTTAATTTAATTTATTTGCAAAGTTACGCAAAATTTAAACACATTATCTTGGTTCAAACTCTGCTAAATCAAAACCATCTAATGTATCCTCGTTAGATTCAAAGTTCTGTGGAGGAAGATTATTCTTTCTTTGAGTAATCAATTTAGATTGTTCTGTGTTTTGTTGACTAATTCTATCACTCTTAGCTTTTTCTTTATCAGCTTCTCTTTGAGACAACTGTGCTTGTGTCATACCTTGGAGCTGTAAATTATAATTAAACTCTTGCTGCATAAGTTGAGCTTTAAGTTGAGCTTCGGCTTTTTGTTTTTCTATTTCAAAAGCTACATCTGCCTGTCTATATTGCATTTTAGCTTGAGTTTCAGCTTGTATCTTTTGCATAGCTACTTGAGCAGCTAACTCTTGAGATTTTAATTGTTGCTGAGTAATCATAGCTTGCTTCTGCATTTCGATTTGCTGATCTTGTTCTTGCTTAGCTTTACGCTTTACTTTGAGAAGCTGGTTGGCAAGTTTAAGATTTTTGATTTCACGTATATCAATAGCATCTTCCAAATTAATATCGCCTTTTGATAATGCCATTTGAATATTTTGCTCAAGCATAGCTTTCTGTTCTTCATCTGGAGACAACTCAATAAAGATTCCAAAGTCATATATATATAAATCAGAAATTTCTCCAAGTATACTAACATTGTATTTTCCTATTTTATTAATAAAATCTTCTTTAAAATCTGAGTACTCTAAAATATCCGCTACCCTGTAAGTTAGCGCTTCTGCTAACGTTCTATATATGTAAAGACTTCCATCTAATATATGACGAGTAGCGGTATTAGAACTTAATGCTGCTAACTTTTGAACACCCACTAAAGCATCTGAATTAGCTATAGTACCGTCTCTCGCTTCATTTAAGCCTGTTACAGCACGAATCATGTCTAAGTAGTGGTTAAGGTTACCTATAAGCATTTGTGCCTTAGAAGCTCCCGAATTGCTTGTGAGCTGCTGTATAGGAACTTTACCCTGATTGAAGTCACCCTCTTGAGTATAACTTCTACCAATAACAGAACCTGTTTGGAAATAAAGTCTTAATGCGTCTTCTGGATTATATGCAGAACCTGTTCCTAAATCTACCTCGTTCAATCCATCTGCATCTATATATACACCATCTGGAACTGTTCTAGCTATAACTTGTTGTAGTTTCAAATGAGTCATCTGAATTAAATCAGCATAAGGTATCATTCTTCTTACAAGAGACTCTATAACACCTTTATACATTCTTGGAGCTACTGCTACATAATTTGGCATTGCATGTTGTGAAGATGATTTAGGTCTTACCATGTTTTTAGCAAGCTCCCATTTTAATATTATATTAGTTCCCATTACCATTACACCATCATACCAAACATCTATAGTCTTTTCGACTTTTTCAAAATTATTCTCCTCCATCATTTCGTCTGGCGGATTAAAAGAATCATCTTTTTCAATCATTCTCATATTTCCGTTATCCATGTTCTTTTTCTTATATACCATCTTCTTTGTGGTTTTATAATTAAAGTACATCAAAGTACAAGTGTCTCGATAAAAAATATCATTTTCATAAAACTGAGCCGTGTTAAAATAATCATACCAGCTTTGTGAGTATTTAGATATTTTATCTAAATCTTCATTAGTGAGGGTAGGGTCAATTTTAATAAGCTCTGCAATTGGAACAGTTTTAATTTCTCCCCAATAAAAACAATCTTTAAAGTGTGGGTCTTCAGTATAACTATAAACTATATTAGCGGGGTCTACATAAGACACTTGAACTCCAGCTCCTGGTAAAAATTCATGTTTAGCTACTCCCATACCAGTAACCATAATATCATAGTCCAATCTTTTTCTTATATCCTCATAATGATTTTCAGCAAATATAGTATCAATAGCTTCTTCTTCTGCTATCTCAATAGCCGGTTTATAATTTAAATTCATATATAAAGACAACTCTTCATCACTTTCAGGTAAATCATCAGGATTCATTGTAAATGGATTAAATCCAGTTCTATTTTGCACTATAGTCAAAGCGTCTTTAGCGGCCATCTGCCCTTGAATAGTCTGTTGAAATTTACTTCTATTTTCTTGAGACAATGCGTCTTGTGCATACGCCTTTACTTTAAATAATCTATCAGACATTCCATTTACAACAATGTCTACAAATTTTGGAATAATAGGAACGGGAGTCCAATCTAAATTAAGATAAGATAAATCACCATCTACGGCTAACTCATTTTTATATTTGGCTATTGATTGTTCACCTCTTGCGTACAGGCGTAA